CTGCCCAAACATTAAATACAAAATACATATTAGGAGAACCGTCTGAAGATTATTTAAAGTGGTTAGAAGATAATAAAATCCCATTATACAGGACTTAAACAACATCAACAAACCCCGATATATTGGGATTCTTACAAAAACATGATGAAAAACAAATTTGGTCATGATTTATTAATTAGCGATAATAAATAATTTAATTTATTTGTTATATATAATGCATTGTATTGGAAATTTTGAAGAAAGGAGGAAATAATACATATATGATAGATATTAATTTAAACCCTTACAAGTCAATTATTGTAGTTGATGATGAAGGAGAATTACTTACTATTTCAGAAGGAGATAAAGTTGAATTTACTATCGAATCTACTGGTGAAGTTAAGCAAGGATTTGTAACTAAGTTTGGTGGAAAGAACGAGAAGTTAAAGATACAGATAGTGTCTAAAGAAGATGCTTGTGAGCAGATATGGCCTATTGTGGTTATGAGTGAAGGATCACTGAAGTTGGTTGAAAATAACGAAGAAGAAAACGATTAATATCTAACAAAAATATAAAATAAAATAGGAGGTAAACATATTATCGGTGGATAGATTAGAAATCTTTAAAACTGAATTAGATTACATACGAAATCCTGACATTAGAGAATTCACTGAAAAAGTTTTGAATAAGTTACCAGAATACTTTTTCTCTATCCCTGCGTCTTCGACTGGTCGATATCATCCCTCTTATGCTTTGGGGGATGGTGGTTTAATTAGACATACCCAGGCAGCAGTAAGAATTGCGGTTGAATTGTTTAGGGTTGATTTATTTAAATATACAGAAGATGAAAAGGATATGATTATTTCATCATTAATTCTCCACGATGGATGTAAATCTGGACTTAACCATAGTAAATATACTGTTACAGAGCATCCATTAGTTGTTGCAAAATTTATTAAAAATGATGATGAATTAATAGAATGTCTTGATAAAAACACTTTAAATATAATCACAGGATGCATTGAATCTCATATGGGACAATGGACAAAGGATTTTAAAACCAAGAAAGATGTACTCCCTAGACCTAAAACCAAGATGCAAAACTTTGTCCACTGGTGTGATTATCTAGCAAGTAGAAAATGTTTAGAATTTAATTTTGATGTTAAAGTAGAAAGATAAATAAGGAGGAAATAAAAACTTATATGGCAAAAAATGAAAAAGAAGATACTGTGGTATTAAAAAAAGGAGTAGCCCAATTTCAACTAATTGGTGAAGCAAAAATAAATGACTATACCTTTAAGATTGATGAAGAATCTGCTTCTGGTTGGATTTATAACAATATGAATCTTGGTGTAGATTGTGGCAATGGCAATACTGTATATTGCGATATGATGGGTGGATATAGTAGTGTAAACGATTCCGTTATTTATGTTCATGGTAAAACTGAAAATGATAATGGTAAAGAAGTAGATGATTATGAAAATCGTTTCACTGTTGATTGGGATGATAGGTTTGATGATGATATTATTGATCAGATAGGCAATCAATGTTTTATTACTGTAGGTCTTGAAAAAGATAATAAAGGCAAAACCTTTAGTAAGAAATTCCTATCTGCTTATGATGCAATTGAATATATCAAAAATAACCTTGAAGAAGGTACGATTATTAATGTTAAAGGTAATTTGAAATATTCATCTTATCAAGGTAATACCCAAGTTAAGAAAGAAGTAACATCTGTATTTCTTTCAAAAGCAGATGATGTTTCAAAATATTCAGCTACTTTCCAACAGACGATTCTTGTTGATAAAGATAGCCTTGATAAGTATGATAAGGAATCTGGATCATTCCCGATTACTGCATATGTCATTGACTACGTTGGTAAGTATGGTGAAAACAAACAAGAAATTAAACAGAATGTAGCATTTTCAAAAGCATTCCAGTTTAATGTTTCTCCTGATGAATTAGAAAAAGGTACTAAACTTGTTGGCAAACTTTTTAAAGCAAAGAAAGATAATGTTAATGAATTGCTAGTTGAAGGAGATATTGTTGAAGGTCAGGCAAAAATAAATATTACTCTTGATGACGTACCCGATGATATTAAGGAACTAATTGAATTAGGTGCATATACCGAAGAAGAAGCACTTGCTAGATGTGCTGTAGGTAATACAAGAGAAAAGAAAATGGTTATTAAAAAGCCTGTTATTAGGATTGTTGGCGAAGGTGATGATAAAAAACCTGTTGTTATGAGAACAGATGAAAAATATAAATATGATGATTTAGTTTTTTTGAGTCAGTTAGTCAATGAAGAAGACGAAGAGAAAGAAGATAAAGTTAAAGATAAAAATAAGAGTAAAAAAGATGATAAAACTTCATCCAAAACAGAAGAAACAAAAGAATATAGTTTAGATGATTTAGATGCATTATTAAATGAAGATGAGATTCCTTTTTAATATTTAAGAAGGGGTTACTCCCTTCTTATTAAATTATAAATAAAGAAAGGTGGAAAATTTTGAGTAGAAAATTTGGAAAAGCAAATGTAATTAAAATTGATCCTTTGGCTTATAATATTTGTTTACTTGGAGAACCTAAAATCGGCAAGACAACTGTTATTAAAGAAACACTTGAAAAACTAGTCGGTGAAGATGGATATATGTTTTTAGAAATGGCTGGAGAAGCTGGAGCAGATGCAATAAGTGGTATTATTTATGAAGATGTTGATGATTGGGAAGAGTTAGAAGATATTATTGAAGATATTGAATACAACAAGAATACAGATTATGTAGACTTAAAAGCAATTGTTGCAGATACATATGATGGTTGGATTAAACTTGCCGAAAAAGAAGCAATTCGTTTGTGGAATAAAGATCACGCAGATAAAAAAGCAGATTCAATTGATTCTTCATGGAATGGATTCCAAAGAGGACAATCAAAAGCATTTGAATTGATGTTTGATATTATGGTTAGACTTAGAAAAGTTGGAGTTTCTATGATTATTATCGGTCATGTTAAGAATAAAGAATTAACGGATATTGCTACTGGAACTACATATCAGACATTAACTTCTGATGTTGAAAAAGTATATTTTAATCTTTTGAAAAAGAAAATGCACTTTATTGGTCTTGCTTTTTATGACAGAACTATTATTACCGAAAAAACAGGGAAGAAGAATATTGTAACTAAAAAAGATGAAACTAGAAATAGAGTAACTGATGAAACTAGGAAAATCAAATTCAGAGATGATAATATGGCATTAGATAGTGGTAGTAGATTTGCAGATATAGTAGAAGAAATTCCACTTGATTCAGATGCTTTTATTACCGCATTAGAAGATGCTATTAAAAAAGAACATGAAAAAAATTCCGATGGTAAATCTATAGAAGCATCTAAAAAAGAACAGGAGATTATTAAAAATAAAAAAGCAGAAGAAAATTCCTTAAAGAAAAAGGAAGAAATAGACAAAAAGAAAGAATCAGAATTGCATAATAATTTAATAGAAGAATTTAAAACAACTATGGTTTTAATCAGAGAGGATAAAGAAAAGGTTACTAAAGTAACTAAGAAGATGAAAGAATTAGGATTGTCAGCAAAAGAATTAAATTCTGCCGATCTTAATATACTACAGGAATTTGTAGATTTTGTTAAAGACTTAGATTAAACATAAAAATGAATAGAGGGGTAAATCCCCTCTTATTATTTCAAGTAGGTGAATTATATGGCAAAAATGACACAAGAAGAAAAAGATAGTTTTGATAAGTTATATCAATATATTAAAAAAGAAATATTTGAATATAATGAGCAATCATTACCTAAATATATGGTTTTGAGATTAAAAGGTTTGGCAGAAGGTAAATTTATAGCAAATAATAATACCAAATTAATGGGCAAATATACTTATCAACAAATATTATTTACCTTCAAAATAAATAAACTAAAGATAAAAGAGATAATTAATTCTTCTAATTTTAAAGGAGAGCAACATAAATTTAATACAATAATGTTAATTATCGAGAAGGATATTAATGATGTCGTTGCAAGATTAAATCAAAAGGTGCAATCTGAAAAGAAATTAGAAAATATTGATCTAAAAAATATAACTCATGAAGGAGCAGAATATAAAAATAAAAGTAGCAAACAATTAAATAGTGAATTAAATGATTTATGGTAATGGCGGTGACGAATGGTAGAAAAGAACAAAGATAAAGAGCAAAAAGAACTTACTCCACTTGAAATTGAATTGATTAAAAGTAGTAAGAAAGTTCAAGAATATAAACTTGCTTGTGAAGCTAATATAGTTTCTATATTGTATCAAAATCCTGAATTATATTATACATATGATAAATTGAACTTAAAAAGTTTCAATAGTAATATATGGCGTGTATTTTGGCAAATTGGTTATGACATTGTTGTTAAAGAAAGTAAAAAAGTCTTAGATGATATTACCGTAGGATTATATCTTGAAAAACATCTTAAACTTAAACAAAAATATGATGAATATGGTGGTTATGATACCATCGACAAAGCAAAAGAATATATCAATATTGAAAATATAGATGGATATATTAATGAATTAAATAAATGGAATGCTGTTTTACAATTGTTGGGCAGAAGATTTCCCGTACATGATAGGATTAAAGAATTTGTAGATATGAATGCTGAAGATATATATCAATTATTTGAAGCACAGTTAAATCATATCTTTGTCAATGTTGATAATGACGTAAAGAGTTATAGTATTACCGATGGTATTGATGAATTAATTGATGAATTAGATGAAGGATTTGCTATTGGTTTACCTTTTTACAATATGCCATTAATCAATAAGGAAACTGGTGGTATGCTTACTGGTAATATTACGTTAATAGGTGGTTTATCAAATGTGGGTAAGAGTACTTTTGCAAGGTCTATTACTATACCAAGTATAATTAAAGAAAAAGAAAAAGTAGTAATAATACTTAATGAAGATGGAAAGAAGAAATGGCAACGAGAAGTACTTGTATGGGTTGCAAATAATATTCTTAAAAAAGACTTGCAAAAATATATAGTTAGAGATGGTAAATATAATGATGAAATTAAACAAATATTATTAGATAGTGCAAAATGGTTAAAAGAGCAAGCAGATAATCATACTGTTACTTTAATACCATTTGAAAAATATCAAACTGCAAAAGCAATAAAAGTTATTAAGAAATTCGCTAGTATGGGAGTTAAATATTTCATACTTGATACTTTTAAAATGGATGCAGGGAAAGTAAGTAATAATTCATGGTTAGAAATGCAACAAGCAATGGTTGATATTTACGATGTTATTAAACCAGAATCAAAAGATTTACATATTTTAATAACTTTTCAATTAGCAAAAGGTAGCGCAAAACAAAGATTTTATAATCAGGATAATGTAGGAGTGGCTAAAAACATAATTGATCCTACTAGTACTTGCATTATGATACGTGATGTTTTAGAAGATGAATATCCAGATGGTAAGCATGAATTAAAAGTTTATCGTTTAGAAGGTAAGAATGGAAAAACTAAGCTTCCAGTTAAATTAGATAAAGATAAAAGATATCAAATAGTCTTCATTGTAAAAAACCGAGAAGGTAGTGCTAATGCTTATCAGATTGTGATCGAGCATGATATGGCGAGAAATATTATGAAAGAAATTGGTATTACTCATGTTGCGATTGATTGGTAGAAGGTAGGTGTATTAATTTGTGACAGCAATAGAATTAATTGAATATATAATTGATCAAAATTTAATACAAAAAATTCTTGATGATTTAGATTGTCATGGATTTAAAGAATATCCTACCGAATATCGTTGCGGTATGCCTGGACATAAAAATAAAACAAGTATAGCAATTAAAAAAGATACTTTAAAAACAAAAATATTTCAATCTGATAGTGGAATTATCAGAGGTAATTTAATTACGCTTGTAATGACAATTAAAAATATTTCATTTGTTGACGCAAATAAATATCTTCATAAATTATTAGGATTAAAATATCAATATAAAAAATTAAAAAATAAAAACGATAATCATGAAGATGATAAAACTGATCCATTAGAAATATTCAAAAAAATTAAACGCAAAAGGAATTCTGTAAATATTGCTGATATTGAAATTTATGACAATACAATAATAGAAGAATATATTCCCTTACCTCATATTAATTGGGTTAGAGAAGGGATATTACCTTTCACTTGTGAGGTTTTTAGTATTGGTTATAGTATCAAAAAAAATAGAATAGTAATTCCTTGGCATTATTGGTCGGGTACAGAAAATGATATCGTGGGTGTGATGGGAAGATCAACATTAACTAGTGAACAGTGTGATATGTTGGATATTCCAAAATATTTACCATTAAAACCATTCCCTAAAAGTTTACATATTTATGGACTTCAGCAAAATTATAAAAATATTATAAATTCTAATCTTGTTTATGTATTTGAGAGTGAGAAATCTGTATTAAAACTACATTCAAGAGGAATAAAAAATGCAGTTGCAATAGGTTCACATTGTTTAAGTGATGAACAAATAAAAATATTAATAGGATTAAATGTAGAAATAGTTATTTGTTATGACAAAGATATAAAATTAGATCATGTGTTAAATGAATGTAAAAGATTTAATCATATTAGAAAATGCAGTTATATTTTTGATGAATGGGATTTATTAAAAGAAAAAGAATCACCAGCAGATAAACATTGGAAAATATTCAAATTTATGTCCAAACATAGAAGAATTGTATAAATAAAAGAAATTAGAAAGGAAGTATTAATAAAATAAAAATAGATCAAAACACATTAAAATTAATGTTAAAAAATTATGGTTTAAAATTATATAATGAATTTGATTTTATAAAATATTCAAGTTCAGTAGCATGTGTTAATCAAGATGGTTATATTGTTAGAGCTAGATTATCTAATTTAAAATCTGGAACATCACCAAGATTCTTTCATCCATCAAATCCATTTACTTTAATAAATATTCAAAATTGGTGTAATTTAAATGGTGTTTCTAAAAATATTCAAGTTGATTTTAATCAAACTTATAAAAATGCAATTGAACCAATAACTTTTATATGTAGTATTCATGGAGAATTTAAAAAAGCTTGGTGTGATTTTAAAAAATATCCAACTTGTTATTTTTGCACAAACACGGCTAATATTGTATGGGAAGGTAATAGTATAGAAATTCAAAGACCAGATTTAATAAAATATTTTAAAAATAAAGAAGATATAAGATTATATCCTATATATAGTAGTAAAATGGTGAATTTAATATGTGATAACTGTGGGACAGAAAAAGAAATGCCAATGGAGCAATTAACAAGAAATGGATTATCTTGTAGCAATTGTTCGGATAATATTTCTATCCCTGAAAAATTTGCTAGAGCAATTTTAAATCAATTGCAACTTGAATATGTGACACAAAAAATATTTACTTGGGCAAAAAACAAAAAATATGATTTTTATTTAAACAATCAAAATATAATTATTGAAACACATGGCCTACAACATTATGAATATATAGGAAGGGGAAAGTCTTTAAAAAAGGAAAAAGAAAACGATGAATTAAAATATAATTTAGCATTAAAAAATGGTATTAAAGAATACATTATTATAGACTGTAGATATAGTAATTTTGAATGGTTGAAAGAAAATTTTATTAAAAGTTTAAAAGATTATTTTGATATATCTAAAATAGATTGGCAAGATATATATAATAATTCTATGAAAAATTATATGCTCGAAGCCTGTAAATTATATAATGAAAATTTAAAACTTTCATACATATGTGAATTATTAAAATTAAGCCAAACATCTATACGTAACTATCTCAAAATAGGAACAAGTTTAAAATTATGTAATTATGATCCTAAAGAAATAATGCATAAAGTTGGTAAACTAAAAGGAATAAAGGTTGATCAATATGATTTAAATGATAATTATATTGCAACATATGAATCTATGGGAGAAGCATCACGAAAAACAAATACGCTACAATCAAAAATTTCATTATGTGTTAATAATAAACGCAAAACAACGGGTGGTTTTAAATGGAAAATAAATCAATCATAAAATAATTTAAGTTAAAAAGGAGTTAAAAAATGCGAAAAAGTAATGAAGAATTAGAGCAAATAAAAAAGGATTTAAATATAAAGAAAATATGGAGTTGGTCTAAAGTCAATACATATATGACCGACACATATGAATACTTACTAAAATATATCTTACATATACCTGAAGATAGAAATGATGGTATATATGCTACTTCAGGGGGTTTAGCACATGATATTGTTGAGCAATATTATACCGGGAAATTTAATCATGAAGAAATGCTTTTGGAATACGAAGATAAGTTATTTGAATTTAATACAATGGGGCTTATGTATGATAGGTCTGATGCTGAGAAGAATGAAAAGATAGCAAGAAAATATGAAGATTGCATGAGACATTTCTTTTTAAATCATAAGAAATTTACCGATAAACCTATGTTAGAGCAATTTATTTTAATTAAAGTTGGAGATCATTATTTTCAAGGTTATATAGATATTATTAATATTGAAAAAAGAGAAGGTAAAAACAAGGTTATTCTAACTGATTGGAAAACCAGTAGTATCTATAAAGGCAAAAAACTTATTGAAAATGCTGGTCAGTTATTGCTTTATGGTGAAGGGGTACATCAAAAAAATAAT